GATTCCTAATCCGCCTGATCCTCTTTTAGTTTTATCAAGAGAATCTACATCTTTCCAACTTATTCTTTCATAAGGTGCTATGATCATTTGTGCAATTCTATCACCTTTTTCTATTTTAAAAGGGTTGAGAGAAAGATTAGACAATATAATTTTAATTTCTCCTCTATAATCTGCATCTATTGTTCCTGGAGAATTAAGAACAATGATATTGTTTTTAGCAGTTAAACCACTACGTGATCTAATTTGTGCTTCATAACCTTTTGGTAAAGATATGTAAATTCCTGTACTTATAATATGAGTTTTTATTTCTGATCCGTGTTTTGATTTTATACCTGGAATCATACAATCTTCATTAGATCTTAAATCCATTCCTGCAGAGTTTTTAGTCTCATAAGAAGGATTAGGATTATCAGATTTGTTTACTATTTTTACTTTTTTCATATTTTTTCTATTTCTTCACCAAAAGCTTTTTTCATTAGTGCCGTTAATTTTAGTTCAAACCATGTAACTACTTCAATTACAGTTTTAAACCATAATCCTAGACACCATGTAAATATAACAAGTAGAAGTAAAAAGCTTCCACTCAACATTCTGATGCAAGTTATTAAAAGTTTACCTATTTTTTTCATAATACTTAAAATATATATCTAATTTTATTCCAAGGTATAACATTATTATGAACTTTCCTAAACACCTCTATAAATTCTTTTTTAATATCATGTCTATATCTTATATTTTGACTACCATATTGTGAAGTTTTTTCTTCTTGTATATCTGGTACCCATAGATCTAATTCAGTATCAGGATGTTTAAGCATGTTTCTATAGTGTTTTCTTTCATTATGTGTTAAAAATATACATTCTGCTAATACATTAGTTGTATCTTTAACGTTATCATTAATTAAAGCAAATAATTCTTCATAATCATCTAACCATCCATCATATACTATAATAGGACTAAAGTTAAGATGTACTTCATAACCTGCTTCTTTAAATTCATTTATAGCTTCAATTCTTTCTTGTATTGTAGATGTTTCTGGTTCATGAAGTTTACGTTTTACTTCAGGCATCATACTAAATCTTATTCTAACTTTTTGTTCTGGATTATATTTAAGTAAGTCTTTGTTTACATATTTAGTTGCAAAACTTGCCATTATTTTATCATGATGTTTAAAAAATTCAAATATTCTTTTCCATTCATGATGTTTAGCATGAAGAGCAAAATCTTCATTACAACTTATATCATATGTAATATATTTTGGATGTGTTTGATTTGGTTTTTCTACTTCTAATTGTGCAAAAACTGCATGTGTATTTATTTCTGTAAGTATTTGATTTGTGTTTTTAGCTATTGATAAACCTTTTGGTTTATGTCTTTTCATATAACAATATGAACAATTATATAAACATCCCCAGCCAAAACTAGGAGATATAAAGTCTGTAGATCTACCTGATGGGCGGATCTTCAGACTTTTTCTAATATCTCTTGTAATTAATGTCATATTTTGAATTCTTCAAAAGTATCATAATCTTGAGCTTCTAAATCAGCATCCCAATCAGATCCTGTCATAATAGCTTGACTTAATACTCCTGCAGATCCATAAACTCCATCAGTTACATGACCATTACCATTTGCATCTATCCAGTTTTTATCCATTTTATGTAAACCAGATTGACTTAATAGTTCTGCTGTCATAAACTCATGAAACTTAACTTGATCACTCATCCAAGTACGTGGATGGGACTTTTTAAAAGAATGTGTAACATGATTATAAAATGTCCAAGCATTATTAAGATCAGCTGAATAATGATATGATGGATCTTTCATTTCTGCTTTTATAACAGAAACTTGTGATGCATCTATAATTTCTTCATCTAAAAATAATCTGCCCACTAATTCAGCTTGTTGTTTCTTAGGTAAAAATATTTTTCTCATATTATTTTTATCATCAATCAATTTGTCAAAGTATTTATCAGCTGATTTAATTTGTGAACTTATTTGAGTGTGAATATCATGATCTGCTTTACCTGTATGTTTTCTAGCATAGTTTGCCATGTCTCCACATAACATACCATTGCTACATACATTTACGAAAGCTCCTACAGCACACTGAAAACGTGTACTTTTATCATAAGAGTTAGTCCAGGCAAACATCATACCCATCTCTTCATCTTTAGTAGAAGCAAGATGATAAACACCCTGTGCTACTTTTGCATTCATATTAGCTCTATAAAGTTCTTTTGTAATTCTAAATCCATTGTTGTCTAATAGAGTCTTAGTTGTCTCTATAACGTCTTTATGAGGAATAACTGTATAAGTTTTTCCATGATTAGGTAGCGGTGCTGCTACCAAAAAATCTTTTGTAGTTTTTCTTGGTCTTGTGTATCCCATTTTTATTTAGTTTTAGATGGGTACGACTACCGTACCCATTGCAAATATAATAATTTAAACTTATTCAAACAACATTAATTGGTTGTTTTTAACACCAATTATGTTATTAATTTCTTTCTCAATTGCATTTAAATAGTATTTTTCATTAATGTCATAGTCTGACCATTTTTTATGTTCTATTTTATTCATTACAGTTTGAACCCATTGCCCAGACTCTAATTGAATTTCTCTTTGGTCATTTTTATTAATTTTAACAATCTTACAACCTTTATTTGAAATATAATATCTATTTATTTTTTGCAGCTCATCTTTTTTAGCAATACCATTTTTAACATATATAGCATGTTGTCTCCATGCACCTTTAGATTTACCTCCTATACAATAATCTAAAATATTTCTATTATGTTTTAATGTATATTCTGGTAAAGTTCCATCAACAAAGTAGGCGTATAATGCTTTTGGAATGATCAGTTTAGACTTATTTTTATGAAGAGCTAACCCTTCATATTCAAATCTACCTTTACATTTAGCTTTACCATTAGTGTCAACAGCTATATAATTGTTAACATCAGCTAATACTAATTTACTATATTGATCATGTTCTAAGTTAAGATTGGTAATTTCTTCCCATTCTTTACATATTTCCATATATAAGTCTATTTTATCCCGCGGAATTATAGTCTCAACACCATCAGTGTTTTGCATTAAAGCAACAGCTTCTGGTATCCTGGTCATAATCATCTCATACAACATCATTAGTGTAAGCTGACCGTTAACAGTGATAAACATAGTGAACTGTGGATCATACAGAAAAGAGTTCTTATCATTACTAAGACCATATGTACTATTAAGTATAATTTTATACACATAGTTCATTGGATCACTCTTTGGTATTTTTTTTCTTTCATCAAAAAACCATTTATATAATTCACAAAACTTTTCTTTAGGTATATGTGCTGGTGCATACTTATTAACAATAGCTAAGTTAGGATAGAAGCTAGTAACATCCGAAGACATTATAACTTTCTCAGTATTAGACTCATACACTCCAGCTTTAGTAGCACCATGGGCACCACCTAATCCAAAGTCAGTTTTTACACCTTTATATTTTACAGAAGATTTAAATCCTCCTTTAGTATAATTAGGATTTACTTCAACTGTTTTAAACTTTTCTAATAAAGTTTTAAATTCAGGTGTTTCAAACTTAATATAATCTAATATAAGTTCATTAACTTTAATTACATTTCTAAATGTTCTTAACTTCTTAATTTCATATTTTGGCATATCTAGTTCTTTACCAAGATAGTAAGCAAAAATTTCTTTACTTATTCTTGGTTCAGATGCACTAAACAAGTTAATATTATATTTTTCAGTTAAGTTTTTTCTTAATGCAATCAAAGGTTTACATCTATTAAAGATCTCTTTAGTAGCCTCCACATCATTAATACAGTATTCAATAACTAGATCTAACTGATCCTGTGTATTTATCTCTGTTTCATGATGTATAGGCATGTCTAAGATATTATCCCAGTCCATAGTGTATTCTATCCACTTAAGACTAGATCTTTTAGCCATATTATCCCAATGATTTAATTTAAATACATCTATTTGTTTAATAGACATATGCCATTCAGGAAACTTATC